TGGACGCACACAACCAACGCTTTGACAAACTAGAGAAGATGATGACAGGAGGCTTTGCGTCTATTGCTGTTATCGTCACTGTGGCTATTGCTATTTTGGAGTTTGCTAGATGATTGAGTCGCTCATAGGGCCTGTTACAGGGCTTCTAGACAAGTTTGTGCAGGACAAGGACCAGAAGGCTAGGCTGGCCCATGAAGTTGCTACAATGGCTCAGAGACACGCTCAGGAGCTTGCTAAGGCACAGCTAGAGGTTAACAAAGTAGAAGCGGCACATAAGTCCTTGTTTGTCTCTGGTTGGAGACCTGCAGTAGGCTGGTGTTGTGTCTTGGGTATGATGGGTAACTTTATGGTTATACCGTTTACCAACTTTGTACTAGCTCTGTTGGCTATTGAAGTCACTATACCACTCATTGACCTAGAGACTATGATGCCTGTACTGATGGGTATGCTTGGTCTTGGTGCTATGCGCTCTTATGAAAAAACCAAAGGCGTGTCGAGGGAAAAGTAAATGGCAACTCCAAGATACGGTGACATTTTAGAGATAAACGGGCAGCTTGTTGAGTTTACTCCTGTTGGCTATGTGCCTGTAAAAGGCAGGGAAGGTATGCTTACTAAGCCTGCTCCTACTAAACAACCAGCACCCGCTCCGACTGGTCCTGTAGGTACGCCTAGTTCACCACCCAAGCAGATGCCGGGAAAGTCTGGGCCATTCGATCCTAATGCTCCAGTACCAACACCTGCTCCTGCTCCACAACAAACTGCACCTGTAGGTACGCCTAGCAGTGATCCTACAAAGACTCAGCCCGGTGAAACTGGACCGTTTGACCCTAACGCTGAACCACCAGCGCCTGCACCTGCTCCAGAGCCTGAAATAGAGCTTGCTCCACCTAAGCCTTTACCAGATACAAAAGATGCTGAACCTGCACCAGAACCAGAAGGCGTAACTACCTTTACATTTTTTAAAGGTGTTGAGTTAGGTGATGCAAATCCTGATTTTTTATACAAAAGAGGTGACGCAACACAAGTAACAGAATCTGAGCTACGTGAGTACTTCAATGACGAAGGCTCTAGAATGCTTCAGCAAGCCTTCGGTGACTTTGATAACTATCTTGCTTACATGACTGAGCGAGAGGGGTTAATTCAAGCTGGTGATTACGATGTTGGTAACTGGGATGAATACACCGGAGGACTAACTGAAGATGAGTTGATGATTCTTGAGGGCGAAGATCTTACTCAATACGGTGATGATGCTCAGTCTGACTACACAGAGTTGTATGGTCAGCAAATGCAGGAGCAATCATCTGCGTATGACCGTTGGGTTAACTCTGAAGCCAACCAAGCTCTTCTAGCTAAGTATGGCGTAGAAGGTACAATGTATAATAGCGATGGAGATAGTTTTAAATGGAACGGATCTGCCTACGTTAAAACTAATAAGATAGATGATAGTGTTAACATAGGAGACATTGCTAAATTAGGTTTTGCAATTGCTCTTAGTGTAGTAGCAACTCCTGCAATTGCTAGTGCAATAGCTCCCAATGCCGTTGCTGGTTCTGCTGCTGCACTATCTGCAAATGCTGCTGCCTCTTCCATTGTAAATGCAGCAACACAGTTGTTAACAACAGGACAAATAGATCCTGAAGGTGCTTTACGGGCTGCTGCAACTTCTTTCTTAAGCAACACAGCAATGAATTCTTTAAGAGAAAGTGAAGTATTTGGTCAAATTGGAGATGCTGTTAATAGCACTACAACAGATCAACTTGTAAGTGCTAACGGAGATGTTCTTGGTCAAGTTGTTAGAGACGCTGCCGGAAATATTATTGAGTCAACCGGAGTAGATTCTAGCGTTTGGTTTGCATTATCTTCTGAGACAGGAGCAATAATACAAGAAGGACAAACTATAGTTTCACAAATAGCTTCCGTTATGCCTGAAGTTCCTGACTGGTTATATGATGCTACTCAGGCAACGGTAAACGCCGTAGATTCTGTTTTTAATTCAACAAGAAGCGGTATAGGAGCTAGTGCTACTGGAAACTTAAACTTTGAACCGTCTGATGTTAGCTTTATAGATCAGTTACGCGAGGCAATCGAAAGAGAAGAAGATCCAGAAGTTAGAGAGTCTTTAGAGCAAGAGTTAAGTCGTTATGAAGAATTGCCAGAAGAAGACATACTTGCTGATACAACACAAGAAGCTACAGGTTTTGAAGACAGCGTTGTACGTGAATTGTTAGATGAATACATACAGCCTGTACTAGAATCTCTTGAAGACCAAGACTTAGAAACAGCAGGTATACAAACTGCAATAGGTACTTTAACAGAACAACAACAAGAAACACTGCAAGAGTTTGTTCGTCAAGGTGGTCAAATAGAAGAGTTAGATTCTAATCAACAACAGATTATTGAAGACCTTGGTGGTGTTAATGAAGTTGTAAGCGATCTTGCAGAGAACGTTAGTGGTCTAGAAGAAGGACTGCAACAAGCTGCGACAGAACGTGAAGACATAAGAGCCAGTCAAGAAGCAGGGTTTACTCAAGCAGAACAAGATCGTCAGCGTCTTATGGAAGCTATTGTTGAAGCACGTGGTCAGACTACAGAGCTTAGTCAAGAGATGCGTGACTTACTTGCACAATCAAATCAAACAATGCAAGAGATGTTTGAAGGTACTGGTGTTGACATTGATGAGTTACGTTCAGGACAGCTTAGTCAAGAAGAAGCTACTAATGCGCTACGTGAGTATACTCAACAAGAGTTTGGCGCTGTACGAGAAGAGCTTGCAGCTGGTTTAACAGAGGCTCAACAAGAACGCCAAGAGTTAATGGAAGCTTGGATTGCAGCTAATGGTAACATTGAAAACCTTAGCGAAGAAATGCGCGACAGATTTGAAGCTACAAATCAAACTGTAGAAGAACTTTTTGCTGGTACTAATGTTGATATTCAAGAACTACGTGATGGTCAAATATCACAAGCACAAGCTACTGACGCATTACGTGAATATACTGAGCAAGAGTTGGGCGTTGTTCGTGAAGAATTACAGGCTGGTTTAACAGAGGCTCAACAAGAACGATACGAGTTAGCTCAAGATTTAATTGAAGTAGGCGGTTTAGTTGAAAACTTAGATGCTGCTTCACAAGAACGTTTTGATGAACTTGATATAACAGTAGATAGTTTAGCTGAAGAATTTGGTGTTGATTTTGATCGTCTTGAGCAAGGTCTTTTAAGTGCAGAAGAAGCTACCGATGCTTTACAAGAATACGCTGAGGAAGAGTTTGGTGTTGTACGAGAAGAAATTGCAGGAGTAGAAAGCAGTCTTAGAGACGCTATTGAAGCAGCACAGCAGGGACAAACAAGAGAGTTAACAGAAGCAGAAGCACGGTTGTTATCAGAAATAACAGGTGTTGAAGCAGGTGTTTTGCAACAACTATCTACAGTTGAAGGTGGTCTAAATACAAGACTTAACGAGTTAGGTACTGATTTAGGTCAAGTACAAACACAACTAGAAACATCTATTGCAGGTGTTCGTGGTGAAGTACGTGACGTAGAAGCAAGTCTGCAAGACGCATTAGAAGCCCAAGCACAAGGACAAGCTAGGCAACTTACTGAAGCCGAAGCGCGATTGTTAGCTGAAATAACAGGCGGTGATGCAGAACTTCTTAGAGAAATATCTGCTCAAACTGGAGGTTTACAACAGCAGTTAAACACATTAGGTGTAGATATAACTGATGTAGAATCTCGTTTAGGACAACAGATAACAGGTCTTGAAGAACGTATTGATGCTAATACTGCACAACAGTTAGAAGAACTTACAGGACTTAGATCAGAGTTTTTAGCAACGTTGTCTGCTTCTGAAGCTGCTGCTATTGCACGTAATCAAGGGCTTAGTGATCAACTTACAGAGCAGATTACAGGCGTTAGAGGTGAAACTGCTGCTCAAATAGAAGGCATTAATGAACGTCTAACTGATCGAATTGACGCCTATGAGCAACAGACAGGCGAACAACTTGACATTGCTGCTGAAGAACGTGCTGCTCTTGGCGGTCAACTAGGCACGCTTACTTCAGATGTAGCGCGTGTTGCTGAGGATGTTATACGTGCTGGTGGTCGCATTGAGGAACTAGATGAAGCAAGTAGACAGCGTTATGAAGAGCTAGGTCTCAGTATTGATGAATTAAGTCTACGTGTTGGTGTTAACTTAAACGCTCTTAGTGAAGGCATGTTAACTCAAGATGCAGCATTACGAGAGCTTATTGAAGAAACAACACAGCAAACTGAGCAGTCACTAACAGAACGTCTTGAAGAAGCAGAGCAAGGATTTGCTACAAGTTTATCAGATACTGAAGCTAATTTGTTGTCACAAATCACAGGCGTAGAATCTGGTGTGCTACAACAACTTGCAGAAGTTGAAGGTGGTCTACAGTCTCAGTTTGGTGAGCAGTTTGATGTAGTACAACAACAAGTATCTGGTTTAGAAGAACAAGTAACAGGTCTTGGTGAAGGTATTACAGGCCTTGGTCAAGCATTAGGCGTAGGTTTGTTAGGTCTTGCATCGGCACAACCAACAGCGCAAGAGATTGCAGCAGCAATGCCACGACAGCCTGTAGAGTTTGATCCGTTCCTTAAAGGTCTTAGCCCATTCCAACCTTTAACACCTATAGCACTTGCTCCACAAAAACAAACAGACGCTTTGAGCGAACTTAATAAATTTATTGGCAGACAAACAGGAATGCTGGTATGACATATCTTAACCTTATGAACAGTGTACTACGCAGACTTCGTGAAGAGGAAACATCGTCTGTTACCAGTACAACCTACGTTAAAATGGTAGGTGACTTTATTAATGATGCTAAGACACTGGTAGGTCAGGCAGCTGATTGGTCTGCGTTGCGTGAGACTATAACAATATCTACTACTGCGTCAGACAATACATACTCGCTGACAGGTGGTGGTGACAATATTAAAGTTATGTCAATGCTCAACGATACTGAAAACTGTTTTATGGAGTATCAAACTAAAGACTGGTTTAACGAGCAATTGTACATTAGCAGTGCAGCAGAAGGCACACCACGGTACTACACGTACAACGGGTTGGACTCTAATGGCGACACACAGATCCTTGTAGGCCCAACACCAGACAGTGTGTACAGTATTCGTGTAGACACTGTTAAGCGACAAGCAGATTTGAGTGCTAACACTGATGAGTTGCTTATTCCTGCTATGCCAGTAATACACCTTGCTGTAGCGTTGTTGGCACGTGAACGTGGTGAGACAGGCGGTACGTCTACTGCTGAGTACTTTACTATTGCTAACCAGTACTTGTCTGACGCTATTGCTATTGACGCAGCAAAGCACCCTGAAGAGATGGTATTTAGGACTATCTGATATGGCTCAAGAACTTAAGAGTATTAATCTTGTAGCTCCGGCATTCAAAGGTGTTAACACCGAAGACTCGCCGTTGGCTCAAGATCCGTCGTTTGCAGAGATTGCAGACAACGCCGTGATTGACAAACGTGGTCGTATTGCTGCACGTAAGGGCCACACTGTTGTAACAACAAACAAGACTGTACTTGGTACTGATTCTTTGTACAGCATCAAAGAATATAGGGACGACGCAGGAAACACCAAGATATTCTCTGTTGGTAACAACAAGATTATCAGCGGCACAACTACACTAGTAGACGAGACTCCCGGTGGTTACTCAATTAGCGCTAACGACTGGAAGATTGTTAACTTTAATGACCATTTGTTTTTCTTTCAACGTGGTTATGAGCCTTTGGTTTACTCTAATCACGTAGGGTCTGTAGAAGCACTGTCAAGTCATCCTCATGCTACTGGCGTTGCTAGTACTATGTACGGTCATGAGGTGTTAGCGGCGTATGGCCGTTTGTGGACTGCGGACTTTAGTACTAACAAGTCCACTATCTATTGGTCTGATTTGTTAGACGGAGCAGCATGGTCAGGAGGCTCTAGCGGAAACATTGACGTGTCCAAGGTATGGCCTGACGGTTACGACGAGATTGTAGCTTTAGCAGCACACAACGGTCTGTTAATTATCTTTGGTAAGCACAGCATCATTGTGTACGACGGTGCTACTTCTCCTGCTTCTATGACTTTGTCAGATACCGTAGCAGGCATTGGTTGCGTCAACAGGGACACTGTGCAGTACACTGGTACAGACGTGTTGTTCTTGTCACACACGGGACTTAAGAGCTTTGGTAGAACAATACAAGAAAAGTCAATGCCTATCAGCAGCTTGTCCGGCAACATTACAAAAGATATTATTGCTGCACTGCAGAACGAGACACAGTTCTTTAGATCGGTATACAGCCCAGAAGAAGGATTCTACCTGTTAACCTTTACAGGTCAGGATGTAACGTATTGTTTCGATGTACGAGGTACGTTAGAGAATGGATCATACCGTGTGACTCGTTGGCCGTCAACTAAGTTTACATCGTACACACGATTAGAAGACGGTACGCTACACGTAGGTACAACTAACGGTATCAGTACGTATACAGGTTACAGCGATAACGGCAGTGGTTACAGATTTAAATACTACAGTCCAAGCTTGACATTTGGTGATAGTGCTAGAATTAAAATATTAAAGAAGCTAAAGCCTACACTGGTTGGTGCAAACAACTCAGTTGTATTTATGAAGTGGGCTTATGATTTTGATACAACATACGCAACAACAGAGTTTACGGTAGGTACGCAGATAACTGGGTTCTACGGTGAAAGTGAGTATACAACAGTAGAATTTACAGGTGGTCAGCTAACAAACCAGCGTAGCCTCAACACCACCGGATATGGAACAAGTGTGCAGGTAGGTCTAGAGTCAGAGATAGATGGCTCACCACTGTCACTTCAGGAGATTAACGTAATGGCTTTGATAGGTAAACTGCTATGAGTAATGGATTTTTTAGTGATATTTTTGGGAATATACAGGACATAGGTTCTGCTTTATCACCAGCAATTCCTGCCATTGCAGGTACATTGTTAACAGGTGAGGCTTATGACAGGCTAAGTGATGTTGGTCGTGAGGCTGAAGCGGCAGCAATGGGGCTTGCAGAGCGTGGTCTTGCTGGGTCACAGTTTAAACCGTTTACGGTGACTACTCCTACAGGTGCTATGTTTACTACACGTATGGGTGGTCAACCAACAATGCCAGTAACAAGTCCCGGTGGTTTTGCTCCTAGCCCAACAGCACCTCCATCAATGGCGTTACCTCCTTTAGGTGGCGTGGGTTCAGGCGTTATGTCAAGAGGCGATCAGTTACTTCAAGATTTGCCGCAAATGATGCAAACAGATCCTGCCTTAAAATCGCAATATGACAGCCTTCTTCAAAACGCTATAAGGTCTTATGACGCAAGTCCAATGATACCTCAAGGCGGAGCAAGATTTGCCGCAGAACAAGACGCAATGCAACAATTAAAACGCTCAATAATGAATCAAGAACGACTTACTCAGCAACAACCAACTACAGGCGGTCTTGAAGTAGGTATGACGTTATCACCTCAAGAGCAAGCTATGCAACAACAGTTGTTTGGCGGTGCAGGTGACTTCTTCGGTCAAGCACAGATGCCTACAGCAACACGTGAGCAGGCTATCTTTGAGCGTATGCGAGCAGCACAACGTCCTGAAGAGGAACGTCAACGTCTAGCACTTGAAGAGCGTTTAGCAGGGCAAGGTAGACTTGGTGTTAGCTCTGCTGCCTACGGTGGTGCTACTCCTGAAATGCTGGCTATGGCTACAGCGCAAGAAGAAGCCCGTAACAGAGCCATGCTAGGCGCTATGCAGCAGGCTCAGGCAGAGCAGGCACAACAAGCAGGACTAGGACAGCAGTTCCTTGGTGCAAGCTATCTACCGCAGGCACAGCTGTTAGCAGCAGCGCAACCAGCACAGCGCATGGCAGAGCTACAGCAACAAGCTCAGTTGTACGGTACAGGACTCTTTGGTGAGACTGCGTTGTCTGGTATTGAGTCTAGATTGTTGGCAGAGCAAGCACGTGCTAACTTACTAGGCGGCATAGGATCTAACATTCTTGCTGGTTTGTTTACACCGCAGGTTACTAAGTCCGGTACTGTTATTGATCCGGGCGGTTTTGGTAATATAGGTGAAATTATAGAAGGTGTTGGTAGCGGTCTTGGCGGATTGTTCGGTAACATATTTGGAAGGGATTAATCATGGCTAAGTTTTCACAAACATTCTTACAGGGTCTGTTACAGCCTTCTTATCAAGAGGGTTTGTTTACTGCTGCGCGTGGTATTGGTCAGGCTCCTGCTCTTCGTATGCAACAACAGCAGCAACAAGCAGAGCAACAACAACTTGCTGCTATGGACCCTACGCAAAGATTTAACTTTGCTATTGATAAGTTAAACAAAGCTGGTAAGTACGACGAAGCTGCTAGATTAACAGCTAGTAGAGACCAGTATACTTTTAATCAAGCCGAAAGAGCAGCTAAAATACAAGTAAGAGACGATAAAAAAATAATTGATTTTGTTTCTAACGGTATGTTAGCAAATCAACAAACAGAAGTGCCTACTACTTTAAAAGTAGGAGAAGAAGAAATAGTTATTCCTCCAAGGTTGCGTGACGATATTTTAAAAGAGGCTAATCTAAAAAGAGAGCAACAAGAAAGTGCAGCGGCTTCTAAAAGTGCGATGGAATTAACAGGATATTATGCAGACTATGTTAATAACAATCCTGATTTATTGGAAAAAGTCCCGTCGCTTCAGCAACACATCGACACACTTAA